CTCATTATAATTGGTTAACGGGTATCCTTCTTTAATCCCGTTTATGGTTATTGGTAAGCGCTTTCCTACCAGGCTTTTGAATTGTTCAACCGGGAAGATACACCGAATGCCAGAATTTTATAGGTCAGTTCCAAAGCCAGAACGGGGTAAAGCCATGAATCCACTACTCTCAATAGACTCATACAAGGCTAGCCATTACAAACAATACCCGCCAGATGCAGAAGGCGCGCGGTTTTATATCGCGCCGAGGAAACCTATCAAGGAAAATTTAAAAGAATTTATTGTATTTGGTATTAGTTACTTTGTAAGCAAGTATTTAAAAACTATCAATTTATCTGATATCGAGGAGGCTAAAAGTATATTTGATAAGTTCGGAGTTGGGGGCAGTAGTCATCCTTTCCCGGTTGAACAATTCAAAAGCCTGGTAGGAAAGCGCTTGCCAATAACCATAAACGGGATTAAAGAAGGATACCCGTTAACCAATTATAATGAGCCCGTCGCAATAGTAGAGATACTGGATAAAAATTTTGTCTGGTTAGCCGGGTTTATCGAGACCGCCTTTCATAGATCTGTTTGGTATGGTTCAACCGTGGCAACTAATAGCAGAAACATAAGACTTTATTTAAAGCACCAATATCAAAAGTGCGTTGACGATGATCAGTACTGGTCACTTGATTACAGGCTGCACGACTTCGGAGCCCGTGGCGCTTCGTCTGCAGAGTCGGCGGCATTGGGCGGGCTTTCCCATTTAATCAACTTTAACGGAACAGATACAATCGAAGCGATAAAGCTAGGCGTTGATATGTACGGGATGAAGGTTGAAGATTTGGCCTGTTCAATCCCAGCGTCTGAGCATTCCACGGTTACGGCATGGGGTGCAACCCAGACAACAGAACGCCTAGCTCTACTAAATATGATCGAGCAATTCGGAGGCGGCGCACTATTCGCTTTTGTCTCGGATAGTTATGATTACAAATCCTTTGTTGATAACGTATGGGGCGATCCTAATATAATCAAGCTAATCAGAAGTAAGGGCGCGGTTCCTGTGGTCCGGCCCGATAGCGGCGATCCGGTGGAAATGGTCTTGTATGGCCTGAATAGTCTTGAAATGTCATGGGGTGTTACAATCAACGGCAAGGGGTTCAAGGTTCTTAACGGCATTAGAATGATTCAAGGGGACGGCATGGATTACAATTCCATCATTGTTTTGTATGACGCAGTAATTAAAGCGGGCTTTAGTCCTGAGAACTTAGCCGTAGGTATGGGCGGCGGGCTTCTTCAGCGAGTGAATAGGGATGATATGTCGTGGGCAATGAAGATGCATGAAATAAAAATAGATGGCAAATGGTTCAACGTCCAGAAGAAACCTAAGACCGATATGAAGAAGGCGGCATGGGCTAACCAAAAGTTTGACCAAACGAATTGGAAGTTATACAGTAATCAAAACTCATCAGCAAAACCGGACTTTGAGGAGATAAGAAACCGGGCGCGCTAATGTGGAAAGACTACTACATGAAAAGTGGGCGTCATATATCCGTAGTCATTGGAAGGTTTCAGCCTTTGCACCTTGGACATTGTTATCTAATAAACAAGGCAGCGCAGGTATGCGACAAGTTAATAATTATATTAGGTTCGTCTGATAAGAAAGACGCTCATAACCCGTGGTCAGTAGAAGAAAGAAAAAATATGATCGGCCGCGACGGTATTGTATTTGAACCGGTAACGGATCACCCGGATGACGATGTGTGGTTAAAAAACGTAGAAGCGGCGGTAAATAAACACACAAGGGATGACGATAATATTATTTTATATGGACACAAAAAGCCTGATGGTTATGATTACGAGAAATGGTTTAAGTGGACATTCCGCGAGGTTGACAACTATCGTAATGTAAACGCCAGCGATATAAGAAAGATGCTAATAGAAAATAAAGACGCTTCCGATTACGTGCCAGAAAATGTATGGGACATCATTAAAAGCAAAACGGAGATACTATCCAAAGGTAAACACTTAACACTAAATAAGAAAATATACAAGAATCAAGACGGGCATGATGTCCAATGGGAATACGCGGAAAGAGCGAACGGGGTGCAAGTCGCCGCAATAATTGGCGTGACCGCTGACGACGATGTGATACTAGTTAGACAATTCAGAGCTCCGGTAGGAAGGAAAGTATTTGAATTGCCCGCAGGTATTACTGATGTACCGGGGGAGACACTAAAAGAAACAATTGCCCGCGAGTTCAAAGAAGAAACAGGCTATAGCATAAAGAACATAAAACCACTATTCCAAACATATTCCAGCCCTGGGTTAACTTCCGAGACTGTGCATATATTCCGCGGGGACGTAGGGGAGAAGGGCGAGCAACTAGACAAGGATATTGAAGTCTATCTGATCCCGCGGGAATCAGTGCCCATGTTCTTAACAGACCAGGATTCCCCGATTGACTGTAAAATACTAGCGGCTGTAAGCGAATGGCAAAGACTAAACTGAATGAACGACACGAACTAAATGAGCGTAACAGCCGAGACTAGCCAATTTTTCAAGTGCCAGTTCTGCAATGAACGAAAGACAAAGTATGAACTAAATGGATATCATTGCTGTGTTGGATGCGCGGGAGTAATGATGATTGAAATTACGGACAATGTAAATAAGATAATAAAGGAACAGAAGGCGCGAAGGAACTAGCAAACGTAATGGCTAAGACGAAGTTAAACAAGAAAACCCAAGCTGTCATAGTAAAGGCCTTAAAGAACTGCCTAACTATTAAAGACGCTTGCGATCTGGCCGGGATAACAAAAAGCACATTCTTTCACTGGATGGAACAAGGCGAAGCGGGAAAGAAGCCATATAAGGACTTTTCGGACACTATAAAAAGAGCTGAGCCTGAAACGAAGGAAGCGCTGGTGGGTGACATACGAAAAGATAAGCATTGGACTAGCAAAGCCTGGATACTTGAACGGCGCTGGCCTAACGATTGGGGACGGAAGGATAGACTGGGCGTCTCAGATGCCGGGGAGCATGAGTTTGAGTGGTGAAGAAAGTAATATGTTCGCTTTTCGGGCACAAACTTTATGAGTCCGTATTTTTCCCGATGTTCGGATCAAAAGGGAACCCAAGCCTAGTAGCTAGTTGTCGCCGATGCGGGCGTATAACTTCAACTAAACGCTTGCGGCGCAAACATGAAATATTGAAGCAAGTAAGAAGAATTTACGGTGAGCACTAAACACAAACCCCCTTACCTACCCGAAGGCAAACAGAAATGAGTGTTGAAATTGAAATTATCGTTTGGACGCTGGCTGCAATAGCTTTTGTAATCTTGGCTGGCGCGTCTGGGTGACTAAGCATAAACCGCCATACTTGCCAGAGGGAAAGCAGAAAGAACTCTACGACATTGACACTCGATTTGTAATAGCCTGTGTGGGCCGCCAATGGGGAAAGGGCTTCGTTACTATGCTCAAGGTAATTAAGCGCAGCCAGAAGGGCGGGGTATATTGGTGGGTTGAGCCTATTATCCCACAAGCAAAGGTCCACTTCCGGCGCATGCTCAAGCATTTCAAGCACATCATAGCCAAAGTAAATAGAAGCGAGTTATCAGTTCAATTAGTAACAGGCACAGTATGGTATTTTAAAGGCTGTGAAAAACCGGAAAACCTAGATGGAGAAACTCTGGACGGGCTTGTATTGGACGAAGCGGCCAAGGCGCATGAGGACGTATGGTTTCAAACGCTGCTCCCAATGCTGGCCGTGAAAAAGGGGTTCGCATATCTGATAGGAAAACCCAGAGGGAACAACTATTTCAAACGACTATTCAAGAAAGCGGAACTGAAGGAAAACAAGGATTGGACGGCTTACCATACTATAAGCAAGACAAGCCCGTTCTTTTCCTTGGAGGAGTGGGACAGGGCAAAAGAGGACACGCCCGAACTAATCTTTCGCCAAGAGTATTTAGCCGAGTTCATCGACGATGCGGGCACTGTATTCAGGGATATTAGCAAATCAGTTAAAGGCAAACTTGGCCCATACTACAACGGCCTGAAGTACTTCGCTGGCATTGACTTGGCCCGGACTGTGGACTATACTGTCATTTGCATACTGAACAGCAGGTGCGAACTGGTAGCGTTTGAGCGCTTTAATAACATAGCTTGGAGCCTACAGAAAGAACGTATAATTAAACTATGCAAGGCCTACGACGCCCAATGCTTAGTAGATTCGACTGGGATAGGCGATCCAATCTTTGACGATCTGGCTATGGCGGGGCTGAAGATAAGCGGATACAAATTCACAAACCAGTCAAAGCGCGCCTTGATAGAGAATTTAGTCTTGACATTTGAACGCGGGGACATAATACTTGCGGATATACCGGTCCTGATCGATGAGCTTAATAACTTTGAAGTTGAGCAAACGACATCTGGGCTTATAAGATACAACGCGGCCGACGGTCAACACGACGACACGGTAATTGCACTTGCGCTGGCTAATTATTTTTGCGTTAGTATCAAAGGCGGCTGGATAACAACCATAGGCGAACGAGAGACAGCCAAGGCGCATTAATGACGACTGAAACAATTGTACAGGTTACATTTAACATTCAGATTAAGACAACGCCAGGCCCCTGCGTTATAGTATTTAATAACGACCCTAAACAATCCCGGCCCTTTACAGTAGAAACCGAAGACTGGATGCGCTATTATTTCGATATCACTAGTTTACCCGACATCCTCGCATACGGCTTTAGTCGGCCCGTTGATTACGCAGACGCGAACAGGGCGACACAGGTTAAGTAATGGCAACACGCAAACCTACTAAAGTCAGCGAGTTTAAAAAGAAAGTCATTCCCCGTGGGATGATTAAAGAAACAACCCGCGCCGACAGTTCGCTTTATTCAAACTACAATTTACGCCCATATAATCCTTCGGCCTTGTATCAGCAACGTGGAAATTACGATCTTTATGATGAAATGTTGGAAGATGTACAAATCAGCGCAATTATGCATCTCAAGAAGCTAATGATTCTCGACAACAAGTGGAGCATTGTAACAGACAACGAGAAACTAAAAGACTTCCTGACTAAGGCCCTGGAAGAAGTAAGCGGCGGCTTTGAAAAGAAATTGTATGATATACTTTCAGCCCTTGGCTACGGGTTTAGTGCGTCAGAGAAGATATTCAAAATTGACGATGATCGGAAGATAGTGATCGACCAAATCAAAACCCGCACTCCCCACAGCTGGCGCTTTGAACAGGACGAATTTGGGAACATAACTGATATCATACAAGACACAGCCGAGGGCGAGATAACAGTCAGGGCCGATAAGCTAATCCATTACATCTACATGAAGGAGTTTGACAATCCATATGGACAAAGTGAGCTTAATAAAGGAGTTTATACGGACTACTGGAGCAAGACGGCTATTCAAAAGTTTTGGAATATATACTTGGAAAGATTTGGTATGCCTACCGCGGTCGGCACGTACCCGCAGCAATTCGGAGACATGCGGGACGAACTACAAACGGCCCTTGCGAACATACAAGCAAAGACGGCTATCACGGTTCCGGAGGGCGTTAGTGTCGCACTCCTGGAAACGAGCGGCGGGGGTAAAGGCGAGGCTTTCGAGAAGGCTATAAACTACTACAATATGTCCATTGCCCGTAAGATGCTAATCCCCGATCTAATGGGCATGAGCGGCACTGAGACATCCGGCGGGTCATTCGCACTAGGGCAGGAACACTTCAGCCTATTCTACGCAGCTATTGAGCAAATACGCAACGACCTGGAACGATTGATAAACAACGAACTAATACGCCCGATGATCGAATGGAACTTTGGGAAGAAGGATGAGGCCTCTTTTGAGTTCACGCAAGTCGATGAAGAGAAAACTAAGAAACATTTAGAGCTATGGCTAGAATATACTAAACTAGGCCTACCCACTAGCACAGAAGCGCAAACATGGTTCCATAACGAAATAGACGCGCCAGCCCCTGAGGACACAGAGGACGAGCCAGTTGAGCCCATAGAGCCCGTAACAGAGGAACCCGCGCCAAAGGGTGAGCCAGAAGAAACAGAACAGAAGCCCGCTAATCCAACAGCAGAGCCCGCGCCGGAGAAGTCGTTTAGTCTGAAAAAGAACGGGCCGTTTAGTATTGGCATAAAGGACTTGGCGGGGGCTGAGAATGAGAAGGCGGTTATGAGAACTTCCGGATTTCTTCAGGTGCTCGACGAGGACGGGAATGCGCCCAGTCTGGTTGATGGAGTTACTACAGTCAGCGACTATATCGACTTATCAGGGCGCGACTTTCAAGTGCGGGAAGAAACAAGCGCATTACGAGGCAGCGTCACGAAATCATTTAATAGCATACTTCCCATACTAGCCAAACAC